CCTATCCCAAGAATCCTGCATGACAGGAGCCTTCGCCTGTTTTCAGTCAGGATTGCGGACTTGTTTCGCAATTACCTATTATTCCGACTGGTACTCGGTAATTAAAGTATAGGAGATTTTAAAGGACAACGCAACAAGTACAAACAGTGATTCATAAGCTTTAGAGAGGTGGTGTAAATGATCATAAAAAACATTGTAGTAATTGACGGAAAAGAAGTAGAGGTTAAGGAACTGGAAGATAAAGAGGCATTTGCAGAAAGTGTTAACCAAAGGGTTCTTTTTGACAGAAACTACATAATAGAGAAAACCGCGTAAGCGGTAGAAAGGAAGGACAAGCATGGAAAAACAATTACCTGCAGCACGGAAGCTGGAGCTGATTCCGATCGGGCGAAGAAATTTTCCGGAAGCGGATCGCAAGCAGGAGAAGCAAAAGATCCGGTACAAAAGAAAAGAAAGAGACAATGCTGCAAGAGGACTGATCGCGGTAACAGTTGCAAGCATGATGTTAAACGCGGTGATGGCTGTGATTATTTACATCCTGCAGGCAGGACCGATTTGAAAGGAGGCGAATGGAAATGAAGCTCGGAAAGACGAAACTAAAAAGAATGTTGTCAGAAGAGACAGGGATTCCGCCGCAGGATATTGCGGATTTTGGGAAGTATGAGTATTACGGAAATAAAGAGCAGTTGTCGGTCGGTGGTCATACGCTGACGGCAGCTAACGGAGTGATCAAGCTTCACAGTCCTTTTGTGTGCGATGATAGAGTCGTGTACAGAAGCTGTGAAATAAAAAGAGCGCCCACAAATGAGGCGGCAACCTCAGGGCGCACTGGTAATTAATTTATTTTATATTAACACAAGGAGGTAAAGATGTACATAGGTATCGGACCGGAATCCAAAAAACGAGTTCTCGAAGAAGATGCATTTTCATATGCATGCGATCGTATCTATTCCGGAACAGAGGAAGAGCAGGATGTTGCAATGCAGATCTTCCGGGAAGCCGAGAACTTCCATCTTGCGGCGCTTGAGCTGGTAGAGTGGTTTTATTCCGGCAACTGGATAAAGGGGGATGATTGATCTGGAAACAATCTATATCATCCGATGTTCGGACGGCTGGATGGGTTGTACTTCAGAAGGGTACGAGATGGCAGTACAGCTAGCGCAAGAACATATAGAAGGAACAGATTTGACATATGTAATCATTTGAAGAAAAGGAGAAATGGACAATGTATGAGGTAGCAACACAACAGAGTGGAGAAATGGTAAGTCGAAATACACAGACAGAAATGATGATCAGCCGGCAGGCTCAGGAAGTGCAGGGCGCTATGGTGATCGCAAAGCGTTTTCCAAGAGATGAAGTAGAAAGCTTTAACCGGATTATGCAGTCTTGTAAAAGGAAATCTCTTGCAGAGAGCGCAATGTATGAATATCCACGTGGGGGAACAAAAGTTTCCGGGCCCTCTATCCGTCTTGCCGAAGCAATGGCGCAGAACTGGGGAAATATTGATTTTGGAATTACGGAATTGGAGCAGAAAAATGGGGAGTCACAGGTTATGGCCTATGCGTGGGATTTGGAGACAAATACCCGTCAGGTCAAAATATTTAGTGTTCCGCATGTTCGCGGAACAAAGAAGGGAAATGTCCCGCTGACGGATCCGAGAGATGTTTACGAAATGGTTGCAAATCAGGGAGCACGCCGGCTGCGTTCATGTATTTTGGGGATTATTCCCGGTGATGTTGTTGAAGCAGCAGTTAAACAGTGCGAGGACACGCTTATAAATGGAGAGAAAAAACCGTTGATTGATCTAGTACGAGATATGGCAGCAATTTTTCAAAATGAGTTTGGAGTACCATTGGATGCAATCGAAAAGTACATTGGCTGTAAATCAGAAGCGTTCAGTATGCGAGATCTTGTCCGGTTAAAGAAAGTCTATACATCCCTGCGAGATGGCATGGCAAAACGTGAGGATGTCTTTGAACTATCGACACTTGTAGGCAATGAGACTGAAAGAGAGGTAAAAGATCCGTTTGCAAATCAGCAGAAGGACGGAAAAAGTTCCACGGCAAAACGAGGGGTGAAGAATGATGAGAATACAAAGAAAGCTGAGGCTGACACAGAGTAATTACTATTCCCCCGAAACGGATCAGCAGTATTTCTCTGTATCGCAATACAAAGATTTTATGAAATGCGAGGCTATGGCTATGGCGAAGCTTCGTGGTGAATATAAGCCAGCGATGACACGTGCCATGCTGACGGGATCTTTTGTAGATTCCTATTTTGAAGGAACATTAGACTTGTTTATAAACGAGCATCCAGCCGTGTTTACACAGAAGCAGGAGTTACGCAGTGAATTTAAGAAAGCGAATGAAATCATTGCACGAATAAATCAGGACGATACATTCCTGCGGTTTATGTCGGGAGAAAAGCAAAGGATTATGACCTTCGAACTGTTTGGGTATCCGTGGAAGATGAAGATGGACAGCTATCTTCCCGGAATCTGCATTACTGATCTGAAAGTAGTGCAGAAATTCCGGACCCTTCCTCTGTGGCGGTATGACCTGCAGGGAGCTGTCTATCAGAAAGGTGTGGAGCTCGTTACCGGAGAACAGTTGCCGTTCTATTTGGCCGTAGCTACGAAAGAGCGGACGATTGATCTGGATATCTTCCAGATTACGCAGCCGGTGCTTGATATTGCACTGCGTGAGATTGAGCAAAACATTGAACATTATGCACGTGTGAAATATGGCCAGGAGGAGCCGGTATACTGCGGGAAATGTGATTATTGCAAGAGCGTTAAGGAAGCTCGTATCAGGAATTATAGTGAGCTATTGGAGGGATTATAGAGTTGAAGTTAATTAAAATTTTGAGCGACAAAGTACAGATCCGGACGGATCAGCAGGAATTCAGCAATGTCAGGATCAATGACCTAATCTCTATTACAGATGGGACAGCAGAGCTGGTTACGATGGTGACGGCAGTGACAGATAACGATGCAGAAGCAGGTATTTCGGATGATGATTTCATACTGGGAGGGGCAAGCATCAAAGTGGTGGAGTGCTCGATTATTGGGAGTGTCCATAATGGAAGATTCAGTAAGGCTTTGGATCAGTATCCTACAACAGATATCACCGCCCGTGAGATTGATGGAGAAGAGTTTTCAAAGATGATCAGCCGACCGGACAGCGGGTTCTGTATCGGAAAATATGCCGTTTATCATTGCCCGGCATGGGTAGATGGCAACCGTTTCTTTCAGAGGCATTCCTGCATTGTTGGAAATACCGGTTCTGGAAAATCGGAGACAGTGACCAAGATTCTAGAGGAGACAAGCAAGCTACCGGGGGCGAATATTATAATGTTTGACATTCATGGGGAATACGGGGAGCTGTCATATGCCCGGAATATTTCATTTAGTTCAGCAATGCCGTTTCCAATCTGGATGTTCGGATTTTCGGATATGGTCTCAAATATTTTGAAGATCAAAGAGGAGTCAGCCACGGTTGCCATGGCAGCGCTCCGGAAATGTTATAAACAGATCTGTCCCGATGGAAATGAAGGGAAGCCGGTTTATTTCAGCTATAAAAAACTGATTGACTATCTCAAAGGGCTGAATGAGGAGCAGGTGGAGACAGGAGAGTTTTACAAGACTGGAGCCAATGCAGGACTGCCTAAGAAAGTAAAAGGCGAATACAACGGACGTCTTCATAGCATTATCAGTACATTGGAATCAAAAGAAAATGATGCAAGACTGGCGTTTCTCTTTCGGGATGCTGATCAGAGTTATCTGGCAGAACTGCTGGTTCAGATCCTTGGCAATGATAAGCCGGTCAAAAATATTGACCTCTCCAATATGCCACATGATGTTGCCATCGCGGTGATCGGGGCGGTAACAAAACTGATTTACGGAGTGCAGCAGACGTTTAGAGGTGGAGAAATTACACCGGTGACATTGGTGTGCGATGAAGCCCATGTTTATATACCGAATAACTTTCAACTCTCTGCTTCCGAACGGCGTATGGTTGAGATCTTCGAGAACATCGCAAAAGAGGGGCGAAAGTTTGGCATGACGCTTTTTGTAGCAAGCCAGCGTCCCTCAGAACTGAACAAAACCATCATGGCGCAGTGTGCAAACTTCATTGTTTCAAAGCTGAACAATGAGACAGATAAATCTATGGTCAAAGGCATGCTGCCAGACGGAAATGAGGATATCATCGATTCCACGACTACATTCAGTCCGGGAGAGGTGCTGGTCATCGGGGATGCGGTACCGATTCCGCTGAAGATCAAGGTAGAGCTCGCAAAAGAAAGACCTCAATCCCGCACAATTAATTTCTGGGATGTATGGAAAGAAGGCTCTAAAACGGATCTGGCACATGGAATTGACAGATATATGAATTCATAAAGAAAGGAGACAAACACTATGAAACACATTAACATTGAACAGTTCTCAAACGGAGAATTGACCCAGCAGATCAATCGGGAGATGGAGGCGGTGGCGAGAAACATCGCGGATCCGAATACAGAGGCGAAGACAGCTCGGAAGATTACCGTGACAATCACCATGAAGCCGAACGAACAGAGGGATTTTATTACGACCAGCATCACAACGAAGTCTGCGCTGGCACCGACGCTTGGAGCTGTGACTGCTCTCGGCATCCGGAAGGATCTGAAGAGCGGAGAGATTGAGGTGGGTGAGATTGGGAACCAGATTCCGGGGCAGATGTCTATGGAGGATATGACGGCACAGCAGCCCGCCGTACCGGTTCAGGAGATCGACGGGAAAGTTGTTGATACGGACACCGGAGAAATCGTCGGACAGGCACCCGGCGGTAATGTAGTAGATCTGAGAAAAGCAAGAGAAGCATAAGGAGGATAAGAAAGATGTTTGAAGGATTAAAAGAAGCGTTACAGTATGTGAATGGACTGAAAGAAGAGAGTATGCAGCCGATCGTGACAGAGATTGCGGGGAAGACCTACTGCAATAAGGATCTTAAAAGATACGGCAGGGAAGATCTGGCAGATCCGATCTATGTGAACACCCTTTCTGCAATGGTGGACTACATTACCGGAAAGAAGGAAGAGCTCCGGGAGAAGATGATCTTACATATCAGGAACCAGAAGGAAGTGACATTATACTCCGGTCTTCTTGCGGAGCGCCGCAGGGAAACTCTCTTTGTATGTGATGCCATCATAAACGAGTTTAGATTTGATAATTACTATGATCAGGAACGCTTTTTAATTGAACTGCAGGCGAACTTTGTGGAGAACGATGACCTGAAATTGATTATGCAGGTTGCAGGGAATATTCAGGCGGGAACAACAGCAGATTATTCAGATGATGGAATTTCACAGAAAACAACGATCAGGACTGGCGTACAGCGTGTCGATGTACAGGTGCCGAATCCAGTGAGTCTAATTCCGTACAGGACATTCGCCGAAATTGATCAACCATCCAGTCTTTATGTATTCCGCGTTAAGGATGATGGGAACGGAGCTCCTATGTTTAAGCTTGTGGAAGCGGATAACGGATTGTGGAAACATGCAGCGATGCTTAAGATAAAGGATTATTTTGAGCATGCACTTCCGAGCGCGTGCAAAGAAAATTTGACGATCATCGCGTAATAGCGCTATCTCCTAAGAATTATGATAGATGTCACATGTAACTTGTAAACTGTGGTCTCATCGGTGTCGGTCTTTGTTACTGGCACCGAGGAAAGGAGAAGAAGCGTGCAGTCAGTCACATTTCAGGTCCCCGGAAAACCTCAAGGAAAAGCTAGGGCACGTACTGTTTACAATGCTCATCTGAAGCATTGTGTTTCGTATACGCCAGAGAATGATCTGCTGTATGAGAATTTGATCAAGACAATGTATATGCAGGCATCCGGTGGAATCCGATTTGAAAAGGAAACACCGGTTACACTTCGGATCATAGCAAGGTTTGAGCCGCCGAAGAGTGCATCGAAAAAACGCCAGCAGCAGATGCTCTCCGGGGATATTCTACCATTGAAGAAGCCGGATATTGATAATATTGTAAAGGTTGTTGCAGATGCACTGAACGGAGCAGCATATCACGATGATACGCAGATCGTATTCACGATCGCGAAGAAAGCCTATTCCGCGGTGGAAGGGCTTGATATTACGGTTGAGGAATATACAAACGGAAGGTAGGTGATCTTGATGGGACGTGGTGCTCCCAATAAAAAAGGTCTGACTTACTTTCCGAAGATGATAGATTTTTATGAAGATGATAAAATCTTTGATTTACTGGATCGGTATGGTCCACTGGGTGTGACCGTGTATGACTGTATACTCTGTATCGTATACAAGCACGGATACTACGCAGAGATCCCCTTGGATAAGCTATCGAAAATGATCATAAAGATGATCGGGAACAAGTGGGTGAAGAGCCAAAAGGCTGTCGTGCAAGTGGTGCACTTTTGCTCTGAGATAGGTCTCCTTGATGATGACCTCATGACGAAAAACATCATCACCTCTGTTGGAATTCAGCGTCGCTATTACGAGATAGCAGTAAAGCGCATGAAAAGACGGCTCTATACAGATCAGTATTGGCTCCTCGGAAAAGCCGAGGAAGGGGAGTCTTTATTAAATGCACCCTTTAATGGAATTAATTCAGACGAAAATCGAATTTCTTCGGAAGAAAATCAAAATAATTCCGAAGAAAGTACCCTAGAAATAAAAGAAAATAAAAATATAGATAATATAGCGTTCTCCTCAGAACTGGAACGGGCGTTCCAGATGTATCTTCTTGTCCGCAAGAAGAATTTCGGAGAAATTGAAGAGGAACAGATTCAGGCATTGAGGGAAGATCTGTTGAGTTTGAGCGATAATGAAGAGGAGCGGATCGCCATCGTGAAGAAGGCAACAGCTAGCGGATGGAAGTCTTTCTATAAGACAGAAAAGAAGCGAAAAGATTTTGGAGTAAGAAAAGGAAAGAAGATAAATAATAACAATTTTGAGCGGCGGCAGTACGACATGGATGCATTGGAGAGTCAGTTGATCGGGAATAGATAGGAGGTACAGCAAAAGAATGGAGAAAGTAACGATTGATTATAATCGTCTCTGCCTAGAGTTGGAAAAACAGGGCAAGACAAAAGCAGATTTATCTAGGGACATGACGAAGAACAAGAACTTCGTCGGCTTGATGGAAAAGAATCCGGATCAGCCAGCGGAGGTAGAACGGCTTATGTGTTTGCTGCTCGGATTGGAACAGGGGAGTCTGATCAAGCAGGAGGAAGCAACTGGATCACAGGGAGAAATCAAGATACTGGAAAACCTGCACAAAGAAATGCGAGAAATCCATCAGGCTATTATAGAGTACGGGGAGCTTATCGAGAAAATTTGGAGTAAAGTACATGCAAATACCCTTCAGCTTGAGAAAGTAAAGGAAGATGTTAAGGAATGTGCACAGGTGTTAAAGATGACCGATTACGACAAAGCGGTTCGTTTTTTGAAAGAGACATTGGCAGGTGGTCGGATCGATGGCGCGGAGGTATTGAGGATGGCAGATGCTACAGGGATCAAGAGAGCGGATCTCAATAAAGCAAAGAGAGATATCGGTGTAGACACAGCACAGACAGGATACGGTAAAAATCAAAAGACATGGTGGTTTTTGTCTGAGTAAAAAAAGAAAGGAGCCAGCCTCCGGCCGGGGCAATGGTATACCGGGCTTCTTGCGAGAGATGAAGAGAGATTTGATAATAGACTGCTTTGCCGGTGGAGGTGGGGCAAGCGTAGGAATTGAGATGGCGCTGGGGCGATCGGTCGATATTGCAATCAATCACGATCCGGATGCAATTCTGATGCATAAAACGAACCATCCGAATACATTACATCTGACAGAAGATATTTTTAGGGTGGATCTGAAAAAATATGTGAAAGGTCGGCATGTGGCTCTTATGTGGGCATCGCCGGACTGTACGAGCCATAGCAAGGCGAAAGGGGGGAAACCCCGTGAGAGAGGTCTAAGGATCCTTCCGTGGGCCGTGTATAAGCATACGAAGGCTATCCTACCGGATATAATCCTGATGGAAAACGTGGAAGAGATTCAACAGTGGGGCCCGCTTGACGCAGACGGACATCCGATCAAGGAGCGCCGCGGAGAGGATTATCAGAAGTTCATAACAGCCATGAAGTCTCTCGGATATGTATTTGACTGCCGGGAGCTTGTGGCAGCAGACTATGGAGCGCCTACAACACGGAAACGTTGGTACGCAATATTCCGGCGGGATGGTCGGGAGATTGTCTGGCCGGCACCGACACATTTCAAGGATAGAGAACCACACTGGAAGGCATGCGGAGATTACATAGACTGGTCTGATTTGGGACGGTCTATATTTGATAGACCGAAGCCACTGGCAGATGCGACTATGAAGCGAATTGCAAACGGAATTCGAAAATATATCATTGAAAATCCTGCACCATATATTGTAAAGGATGGGGGAAAACTGTTTGTTTCATATTTGGACAAGGCATATGGCGGGAATTATGCAGGCTGTGGGAGCGACTTGAGTAATCCGTGTAGTACTATAACAACTGTGGATCATAACCGACTTGTAACTGCATTTTTGATCCAATACCACGGAGAGACAAAGGCAGGAGAGTCCCGTGGGCAACTTCTGACGGAGCCAATAAAGACCATAGATACCAGCAATCGGTACGGACTCGTAACCGCATTTATTACAAAGTTCTATAAAAGCGGGATCGGACAGGAATGCGATGAACCGTTACACACCATTACAACATCGCCGGGGCATTTCGGACTGGTGAATGTAGTGTTGGATATTGAGGGGGAAAAGTATATCCTGAATGACATCTTCCTCAGGATGCTAAAACCGGAAGAACTGAAACTGATGCAGGGCTTTCCGAAGGATTACATCATTGACCGGGATTACAGGTGGAAATCATATCCGATTACAAAACAGGTGGCACGGATTGGGAACAGTGTTGTGCCGATTATGGCACAGAAACTGGTAGGAGCAAACTGCCCGTATCTGAAGGTTGGAGAACGGTTGCCGAACTTCCGAACAGAGGAAGAAGGAAGTGGGCAGATTAGGTTTGTTTAAGTCATTCACGAGTTGAGTGAAAGGAGAGCGGAGATGAAAGATGAAACAAAAAGCACAGTAACGATCATTGAAGAGGTTTGTGAGGACATTTGCGAAAACTATTGTGAGTACAGAAATACGATAGACGACTACGGCGAGTGTGATATGCAACGAGAGAGCGGCGAATGTCCGTTAGATCGGTTGAATTAAGTTGATTTTAATGGAGAGGTAAAAATGGAAAGCGATGCGGGAAAAGACGGATCACGGAAACGAGGCAGACCGAAAAAGGAGATGATACATTGAGTAACACAAACAAACCAAGTGCTGCCGCGCTGATCCGAGCGCAGGGGCAGCAGATCCGGCGAGAGGCAGCGTGGGAATATTTACAGAGACGATGTGGATTAAGGGGGGATGCGGATGGAGATAACGAAGGAATTGCTCCAGGGATACCGGAGTAAAAAGGATGAGATTCTGGAGCTGGATTACATACTCAAAAACCGATGGAGAGATGAGGGGTTGATCGGGAATGACGTAATCTTTGATTACAGCAAGGGATACCCCATGCCACAGGGCGTGGTAGGATTTGACAAGGAGAAGTATGATCGCCTTCAGTGTCGGGATCAGCGACGGAAGGAGCAGCTGGAGCAGGAATGCGAGGAAATCGAGACTTTTATCGAAAATATTGATGAAAGCCTGACGAGACGGATATTCAGAATGTGCTTCGTAGATGGGCGCAGACAAAAGGATGTGGCTAAGGCAGTGCATTTAGACAGAAGTCGCATAAGCAGAAAAATAGATAGTTATCTCGAAAACGCACACAAAGCACAAAACGCACATGTATAATAATACTAGAGCCAAAAGGCAAAGCGCCTGCGGCTCTTCCCCCTACTCTTGCGTAAACCAAGTAAAGACGCCCTGCATTTGCGGGACGTTTTTCTTATGTCCATTTAATGGAGTATATCATCAACGGCAGATGTGCAGGGTAGCGCCCTGTGTCCCGGTTCAATTCCGGGTGCTCCGCTTCACCTCTTGAAATAATACCCACGATGTATTACAGAAAGAGGGTTGATAAAATGAATAGCTTTATAAGCTGGATCGGTGGCAAGAAACTACTGAAAAGAAAGATCATGGAACAGTTTCCAAAGAATTTTGACAGATACATTGAGGTATTTGGTGGAGCCGGATGGGTACTGTTCGACAAAGAAAAGCATGCGGACATGGAAGTATACAACGATGTGAACGGAGAACTGGTGAATCTGTTCCGGTGTGTAAAATATCATCCAGATGCATTACAAAAAGAGCTGGACTGGACGCTGATATCCAGGGAACAGTTTTTCAACTGTGTTGCCCAAAATGAGATTCAGGGCATGACAGACATACAGAGAGCAGCGAGGTTCTACTGTCGAATAAAACTAAGTTTTGGTGCTGACCTTGATTCGTTTGGTGTGCGACCGAGGAATATGCAGAAAACAATCGCCTATTTGCAAGAAGCATCGAAGAGATTGAATAGAGTAGTAATTGAGAATGTCGATTTTGAGCGTCTTATAAAAACGTATGACCGGGAGTCGGCATTATTTTATTGCGATCCGCCGTATTACGATGCAGAAAAATATTATCCAGACAAGTTTCAGCCGGAAGATCATGTGAGACTGAGGGATACGCTTTCCCGGATTAAAGGTAAGTTTATCCTGTCTTACAATGACTGTCAGGAGATCCGGGACTTGTACGCAGGATATGATCTGATCGAAGTAGATCGGCAGGATAATCTTGTAACGAAAACTAACCCACGTCGTTACAGGGAGTTAATTATAAAAAATTATTAGAAAAAAGTGGGTATTATTTCGGAAGTGGATGAAAGGTGGTGAGCCCGGATGACAAAAAAGCAGAAAAGATTTGTAGAAGAATATTTGATTGACCTGAATGCCACTCAGGCAGCCATTCGGGCGGGGTATTCTCCGGCCACGGCAAAAGAGATCGGATGTGAAAACTTAACAAAACCTAACATTTCGGAAGCAATCGCGAAAGCAATGGCGGAACGTTCACGAAGGACAGGGGTTAATCAAGATCGCGTACTTCAGGAGTTGGCCAAAATTGCATTTGCAAAGATCACGGACGCAGTGGATCTGAAAACAGCAACCGTGAGGGAAGATGCCTCCGAAGATGATTTGGCATGTATTCAGTCGATTAAAATAAAACCGAATGAGTTCGGAACAGAAAGAGAAATCAAAATGTACGACAAAAGGTCTGCGTTAGTGGATCTTGGAAAACATCTTGGATTATTTAATTCCGATAAGGAACAAGAAAAGCCGATTCAGATCACTTTTGTGAAAGCGAGCGAGAAGCAAGATGGCGGATAATATTGATTTTGCATTAAATGATCACTTCTATGATTTTGTGGATGACTGGAACTATAAATTTTATTTTCTAGTCGGTGGATATGGCAGCTCCAAGAGTTATCATGTAGCCGTAAAACTGATTAAAAAATTGCTTGAAGAGAAACGAAAAGCTTTGGTTGTCCGAGAGGTTTTTGATACAATCAGAGACTCTTGTTATGACCTCCTACAGGAAGTCGCTGAAGCTATGGGTGTTGATGGCTATTTGACGTTTACATCATCGCCGATGCAGGTCAAGTTTAGTAATGGCAGCAGGATTATTTTTAAAGGGATGGACAAACCGGCAAAATTAAAATCTTTGAACGGTGTATCCATCGTATGGATTGAGGAGTGTTCAGAAGTGAAATACGCAGGATTCAAGGAGATACTCGGACGTTTGAGACATCCGACTCTAAGCAATCATATCATTCTATCAACAAACCCGGTCAGTAAAGGAAACTGGTGTTATAAATATTTCTTTCAGGACAAAAAGAAGAAAGTATTTGTTTTAGATGATGAGAAACTATATAAAGAGCGAACCGTAGTTGTCGGGAACACGTACTACCATCATAGTACTGTTGACGACAATTTTTTTGTGCCTAAAGAGTATGTGGAGCAGTTGGATGACTTGCAGACACATGACCCGGATTTGTACCGTGTGGCAAGGCAAGGGCGGTTCGGAGTAAATGGATCGCTCGTGTTCCCGCAGTTTGTTGTAGAGCCTGCAAATCAGGTTGAAAAGGAAATTAAAGCAATTAGAACCCCACTTGAAAAGAATGGTATGGACTTCGGTTTTGTTACATCATACAATGCTGCGCTTCGGATGATTGTGGATCACGACGAAAAGATTTTATATATTTACCGAGAATATTACAGTCGGAATAAAACAGACCCGGAGATTGCGGAAGATATGAAAGACTGGAAGGATATTGTGATTAAAGCAGATTGCGCTGAACCAAAGGCAATAAGATATTACAAACAGTCAGGCTTCCGAATGAAAGCGTGTAAGAAGTTCAAGGGCAGCAGGGCGATGTATACGAAGAAAGTAAAGCGATTTAAAAAGATTGTATGCTCCGATGCCTGTCCGAATACGATCGATGAGCTTCAGGATTTGACCTTTGCGGTAGATAAAGATGACGAGATCATCGAAGATGAATTTAATATCGATCCGCATACATTATCGGCAATATGGTACGCTCTAGACGATTACGAGGTTTCGGACTTAAAAGGCGGCGGATTAAGAACACTTGGAACGAGGTGACAAGGTGAAAATAAAAGAATTATGGAACAAAATCAGAAAGGGCGTGAAAGCGGGAATGGCAGCGGCAACAGAGAGCAACGTACTTACGGACAACAGAGTTGTAAGTATGATAGAGAAATTTAAAGCTTCGGGAAAATATAAGTTGATGCAAGAGGGGGAACGGTACTATCAGGCGGATAACGATATTAAGAACCGAAAAATTACAAGGAAAGTAGACGGGCATAAAGAGGAAGAGACATGGAGGGCGAACAATAAACTTGCCCATGCGAAGTATAAAATTCAGGTAGATGAGAAAATTGCATACTTGCTTACTAAGCCGGTTACATATAAAACAGACGGAACAGATAAAAACGACACTTATGTCGAAAAGGTCAAAGATGTGCTTGGGAAACACTTTCAGTATCAACTTACACAACTCGGATATGAGGCGTCAAACAAAGGGATCGGATGGTTGCATGTATATCTTGATCCGGAAGGAGAGTTGAAAACAATCGTGATCCCGGCGGAGCAGTGCATTCCGTACTGGTCGGACAGAAGCCATACAGAACTGGATGCCATGATCCGGGTATACAATACGACGGTATGGCAGTATAACCAAGAGAAAGAGATTACGAATGTAGAAATTTGGACAAAGGACGGCGTAAAATATTACCGTTTAGAAGGACAAATGCTCGTCTACGACAATGATAAAAGTATGGATGCAGGCGGACCCGTAGCGCATTATAAAAGTGTAGAGGAGTGGAAAACGTGGGGGAAGGTGCCATTCATTCCGTTTAAAAACAATCAGATCGAAATGCCGGACATCAAATTTGTAAAGAGCTTAATTGATGGCTATGATTTAGGGCGCAGTGAAGCGGCGAACTATATGGATGAGGTCAAAAACCTGATATTTGTCTTAAAGGGGTATGGAGGTCAAAATCTATCAGATTTTATAAAACAGCTCAATGAAGACAGAGCAATTTTGATCGACGACGCAGAAGATGGAGGCGTCGATACGCTTACGCCACAAATGGATATTACTGCATTGCGAGAGCACTACGAGCAGTTAAACCGCGATATTGTAGAGAGTGGGCAATCGGTAAATAAAGACTTGGACAAATTCGGATCAGCGCCGTCTGGCGTGGCTTTGAAATTCATGTACAGCAGTCTTGACCTTAAATGCAACCTTATGGAAACGGAGTTCAGCAGAGGGTTTGAAATGCTATTGTATTTTGTGGATCTGTATTTGCAGATTTCCGGACAGGGAGATTACGAAAAGATTGATGTAGAGTTGGTCTTTAACAGAGATATGGCGATAAACGAGGCGGAGCAGATTCAAAATTGCAGCAATTCCCAAGGAATCGTATCAGATGAAACACTGATCGCGCACCATCCTTTTGTGTCTGATGTGGAAGAAGAACTGGAAGCGTTGAAAAGGCAAAAGGAAGCATATAGTCCGTCGTGGGATCAAGCGCCGATTGTAAAGGATGAAGGAAATGGAGAAGAATAGCGAATACTGGGAAAAGAGACTTGCGTCGGAAACGTGGAAAACTTACAACTCACTGGAAGAAAAGAACCGGGAACTGTTGGAGTTTTATATCGATGCGAGCGAAAGCGTAAAAGATGAACTCTATCGGCTGGCAGAGAAGTACAGCAAGGATGGGGTTCTTTCTCTTTCTGATATGCATAAACAGAACCGTCTCACAGAATTGAACGGAAAGTTTGAAAAGATCATAGAGGATCTTGGACATTCAACGGAAGCATTTGCAAAGAAAAACATGCAGGATGGATTCAAAAAAGTGTATGCGGATACCGCGGCAGGCATGGGAGATCTTGATTTTTCAATGCCGAATAAGAAACTGATGGAGAAGCTGATGGAAACACCGTGGCGAGGGGATAACTTTTCGGGAAGACTCTGGAAGAATCAAAAGAAATTGGCAGTTAGTCTGAATGATATCCTGCTTACTGGATTGCAGCAGGGAAAAACGGCGGTTGAAATCGCGATCATGCTTCATAACCGTATGGGGCAGGGATTTAATGAATGCCACAGGCTTGTCCGAACGGAAACGATGCATTATTTGAACGATGCGACCTTGCAGCGTTATAAAGACGCAGATGTTAAGTATGTGCAGATTTTAGCAGCAAAAGATGAAAGAACCTGCGATATCTGCGGTGGATATCACGAAAAGGTCTATCCGATCGAGGAGTGTGTTCACGTTCCGCTGCATGCGAATTGCCGGTGTACGATCATTCCGGTTACGGATGAGAAATTGATTGCGGCATATGAGAAAAATCATCCTGACGAGTTAGAATCGGATATCGGACAGAAAATAGTAGAGCGTATTACTGGGATATCAAAACAGAGAAAGATGTTTGAACAGAAAGTTAAAAATATAAATGATATTCGTGTAAGAACATTATTAACCCAATCGTTGGAAAGGACTACTATAAAAAGGGCAAAAGGAAGAAAGTCTAAATATTCGGCTAGTGAAAAGACAGTGTATCTAGCGAAAAATGCAAAGGTTGATACATTAGCGCATGAACTATTCCATGAAATAGATGATGCTTATGGGTTAATTGAAAATGGATTGTTAAGTAAATCTGTTATATCTGATTACAATAAGCTGCAGAACCTTGCGAAAGGTTATGGAAAATCCATTGAAGAAATGTTATACTCAAGGTATCCAAAAGCATTCAGGAAAGATACCGAGAAATTGGCGTTGAAGGAAGAGTATCGAGGCATTTCGGATATTTTAAACGGAATGTCTAGCGGGGAAATAAATCTTGGATATTGGCACGATAAAGAATATTGGAAAAAGACTGGAAGAGTAGAAGCAGAAAGTTTCGCACAATTTGGGCGTGCTTTGTACGGGGGAAATCCAGAGGTTTTGGATATGTTTAAATCATTATTTCCGAATTCATACGATGAGGTGAGTGGAAGGATTGAAAGGTTGATAAAATAATGTGGTATGGAAAGACAACAGAGGAATTGAAAAAATTGAATGAAGAGTACTATAAGTTGTTCGGTGGGTATCCATTCGGGCATATGGAGCTTGAATATGAAGCCGATGAGTACGATGAGTATGTAAGAGATATTAAAAAAGCAATCAGAATCAAGAAACCATTAACAGAATTTGTAGATTAGATACCACCGGTCGAATACGATTGGTGGTCTTCTTATATTCAGAAATAGGTAATTGCGAAACAAGTCCGCAATCCTGACTGAAAACAGGCGAAGGCTCCTGTCATGCAGGATTCTTGGGATAGGAAGTGAAAATCGTTCATTTCTTGGCACAACAAATAAACCTCATGGGCTTATGAAGTTGGTAAGTCCTATGCTATGAGTGGTTTTAAACTTCGTATGTATTGATGCTGGTGAATTTTATCAGCAACCATGACAGTTATTAACTGAGAAATTCCTGCAAGCAACAAATCTGCATGTAGTGTTTTCTCATTTTGGGTTTTACGACCGGCAATACAGAAACTGTCTTTAAAATGGTTGATTGATTTTTCAACGTTTACACGGATTTTATAGGTCTCATCCCATTCTACGGAACCACGTTCCACACCGGGATAGGCACGCAGATTCTTTTCGGGGTAAATGTAAATCATTCTTCCACAGGAAGATGTGGTACAGGGGTTCTCACAGCGGCAGACACGGCGTTTCGTTTTGGTTTCACGGTTGTATTCCCATTTCATTTTAGGGCATACAAACTTCATGCTGGGAAGTTTGCTTCTCAGATGAGATTTACTCCCTTCCCGTTTCATAGGAAGTGTGGAATCATGCGGACAGCAAGGAACACCATTTTCGTTGAAGGTGTAGCCATTTTCTTCCATTGATAGTTTTGTCCGGAGTGGAATAAATGCTTTTTCAAAGCCAAGATCATCCAAAAGGGCTTTGTAGATTTCAATGGTATCAAAAGCGGCATCGCCTAGAAAAGTTTTAGGGTTGATCAAAGGATGCTTCTGAAAGAAATCAATCAAAACAGGGAGCAGTGCCTTAGAGTCCGCAAGTGATTTATCTTCATCTGGTGAATCGGATTTCTTTTCAACAATGATATTAGGATGAGCATTTAGGAAATCTTTATTGTAGAAGGTAATATCGCGAACAATACCAAGACCATTAGTGACAATACCAAACTTATAGGCATAGCAGAAATGTCCGTTGATGTACATCTGTTGGATAGCTGGGTTAGCAGTAGCGTGTGCAGGCATTGAGCCGTAAGCAGCTTTGTAAGGATCAAAGTTTTTATCAAAGTTGTGAGCCTTTGCAAAGGCCTTTAACTGTTTTATGATACGGTTTGCGTATTTCGGATTATTTTCTGTTACCCATGCCTCAATTCCAGAAGTATCAAAGATACTCATGGAAGCAAGGTTAGAATCAATACGTTGGCAGATCGGTTCAGTGATATCAACTAAGTGATCGAACATCGATTGTAAGTCCATAAGAAAGTCCTGTTTAAAGCGGGTAAATTTTGAGGCATCAGGAACAACACGGAAGCCACAGAAATCCCGTAGTTCCTGAGAATATTTTAAAAATATAATCAGAAGAGTATCTGTCGGGATTGAGAAAATGCGCTGAATAAGGAGAGCCTTAATCATAGGATAAAGTGGATGCTTACGAGGTCTTCCTGTAGAAGCGTGAAAATGAGTAACAAAAGAAACAGGAACAATTTCATCAAGATTAATGGTTTGGTCAAGTAGAGAAAGAAACTGATATTTGTCATTATCGAATTTATTTTGGCAATCTTCAAAAACTTCTGCCAAAGTGAGCTGCTTATATGGTATCATATAGGTACATCTCCTTTCGGGTGGTTGGTTTATAGTTTCTAGGCAACTCTATTTTACCACAATCCGTTGAGGAGATA